GTTGGTTTTTATTAATTTACTCATCAATACCGGCAATTGGCGTTAATTGCCCAATTGCATCGGCATCTTTGGCCGTTCTATCTGCGACCATTATTACTTCGTGGTCCGGGTCTTCGTTTCGGACATATGGTTCATCATATTCTCCATCTGGGTCCGTAGGCCACTTAATCAAATGATTTGGAACAGCGGCCCAATCTGCGGGCATATCTCTCAATTTCTGACGATGGTCAAGCCATTTCTGTTTAACATCATCAGGCATATCTTCAGCGATTCTAGAATCAGTCTGCTTCAATTTTGAATTGCGTTCTTTCCGTACGAAATCATCATCATATCGGCGAAAATCAGTCCTGATTACTAGAGGTTTAGTATAATCATCTAGAATATCATTCTCAGAGTAAATCATTCTTGGGTCAGACGGGTCTACTACGACCGCGTTGTCATCACCTACAGGACCAACTCTAATTTCATAAAGTTTTCTCTCTCCAAAGCCACCGAAAAGCATACCAATTTTGATTGTATTCTCATCCGAATCTGCTTTAAGTTCTTTTGCTTCCATATTTAAAGGAACAGGACGTTCTGTATAGTCGTCTTTGTCCCAAGTCTGTTCGACCCTTTTTGACTCCCTATCAATCCATAGGATTAGAGTTGACGGACCATCATAACTTTGCGTAGACGTTTTTCCTAACGCTTTGGTTGGGACAGCCTGCTCGAACTCGTCTGGTAAGTCGTAAGTTACGATTTTTTTAACGTGTGCCATTTTCTAATCTCTCCTAATTATTTATTGATAAGTCACTTTGACTAATCCGCCGGCACCAAAACCACCTACACAAGGTGTGCCTGCTCCGACCTGGTTACCTGCACCACCACCGCCTGGGAAGGCTGAATGATGACTACAGCAAGCCATATTACCAGTACACCAATGTTTGCCAGAGCCCATACCAGAGACTGTAAATGGTCCAGATGGTCCGCCACTAAATGTGACTGTATCTGAACAACAGTCATACTGTTTCTCAAAAGAGGCAGCGATTCCTCTGAAACACATATCGCCCCCTTGAGTTGCTTCGTTACAGTTATGTGATACCCAACCAGCGTTATAGTTTCCTAAGTCACACTGATTATTACCGATATGACAGTTATAACAAGATGAATTCATATCCCAAGATGTTGAACCACCGTGACCGCCAATCGCACAAAAGTTTGATAAGCCAGGTCCGTTTACATAAGATGTACAACCGTGTCTACACGCCCTGTTACACGTGGTGCAACAAGAACATTCTGAAGTACCGCCGGAACATAATGTATACGCTGATTCTGAACCTGCCGCAGAACTAAAATGTCCAGCCTCTTCGCAAATAGTTTTTTCGTTATAGTTACCACCCGCACCACCGTGACCAGTATCATAATCATGGCCAGCAGAGCCACCAGGGCCACCGCCAGAAAGAATTTCAAATGTAATTATTTGAGTTCCAGTCGGTACAGTCCAGGATAAGCAACATCCACCGTTAGTCACATCCCAATGATTTGTGTTGTAAATGAAAAAATGTTTTTGTGGTTCTGAAGATACTCCAGAATCAATCAAACCTTGAATGGTGTTAACACCAGTAGTAACCGCAGTGTCTATGGTCTGTTCCGCACCATCTTGAAAGTTATGAACTAATTGAATCTCTTCATAAACGTGATTTGCCATTAACTCTAACGCTTGGTCAGTGTTTTTGGCCATTTGGTTCATTTTACCAAGTGTTAAAATATCCATTATTCGTCTCCCTCTGATATGGCCCAGTCTCTGTCGGCCGCGTTATTTCGTATCTCCTCGGGAGAATCTGGATGTGGTACTGTATGAACTTCTACATCTGCATAGTCTTGAGGAATATCACGCAATTTCTGGCGATAAGTCTCCCAAGCATCCTTCTCAGGACCGTCAACTAACATAGTTTTCTGGTCAGTATTTTCTAGCATTAAATTTCTAACTGCTCGAATTTCTTCCCAAGATTCAGGCATCCCAAAGTCTTTTGGATTCATAAGAACTAAATCCCACTCTTTTTTCTTGAAATCCCATCTTGTTTCAAAGCGATTGTAGACGTGGTCAGGCGGAAGACTTCCGTTCGCTGGTCGTCTGTAATAAACAACTCCGTCAAGTTTATCTTCTACTTGAGGTAGATTATCGTAATTAGGAGTATCATCTCCTACTGTTTCTGGTTTTGTCCAGATAGCACAAAGATGAGGATTAGTTTTGCAATCGATTTCGATTCGTTCTGCATCGAGAGGAACTGGTAGGGCTCTAATAGCGTCTGCCTGGTCATCTCCGTCATAATTCTCTATGTCTCCGTCATCAAGATAATTCGTCTTGATAGGATTGTGATTCCATTTTCCTTTATTCTCTCCGTCCTTGTACACTTGTACCCAGATAGTGTCTGGTCCGAGATAATCTAACGTAGCAGTGTTCCCGGCTTTCATACTCTGGGATAAATACTTATCCGGCACTGGATACGTCATTTTAATATTCAATTTAGCCATTTTTAATTTATCTCCTAATTAACTTTTAAGACCAATACGTAATAACTACTGCGCCACCGCCACCGGCTTTACCGCAACAGCAACTACCTGAAGTCATTCCTGAGTATCCACCAACTCCAGGGGAGGCAGGTGAACCGCCAGAGTGCATACCGAAAGTACACGCATCTGGTGAATGAGCATCTCCAGTTCCTAAAGGACCTGGTGAACCTGATGCAACTTCCCATAATCCGCCGGCACAATAATGATTACTGTGTAGCCAAGAAGAACGTCCCGGTTGACCATAATCTCCACCGTAAACTGGCGCACAACCGAAACAGGTATGGCAACAAGTATAACAGTTAAAACTTCTACATTGGTGTTGTCCAACGTGTCCACCAATAGCGCAATAATTTGATAAGCCTGGTCCAGTGACATAACTTGTATGTCCTCTTGGTATGCTACTACCAGGATAGCAACAACCTGTTCCAGCAGAACAAATCTGATATACTGAAGAACCGGCAGTAAAATCGCCGTCATCTTCGCTCAAGTGTTTTACTACATATCCACCAGCACCGCCGGGGATTCCAACCATCATACAACAACAAGCACCCCAACCTGAAGCGCCACCGCCGTACATTTCAAACTTAATTGCAGTCGTATCAGCAGGTACTGTGCAAGCACATTGATGTCCATTGTAGTTTATTGCTTCTTGACCTGTCTGTCCGTTTCCTCTATTACAACCAACAAACAATTGACGTACTGGACCACTTCCGCCACCGCCACCGGCGGCAACTAAAGTATCAATTCCGTCTTGAACAACTTGATTCAGTACAGTTATATTACCTGCTTGAAAGTCGCACACATCTTTGAGTGCTTGGAAAGTCGAGTTGGCTAGATATTCCAAAGTTTGGTCAACATCTTTTGCCATAGCATTCATCTTGCCAAGTGTTA